CTTACTATATTTAAATCTTCCACCAAATTTATTCAAATCAACGGATTTAGAATAAGTTGTTAATGCTGATGTTATATTAGTTTTAAGATCTAATATATTACTTACTCGTGAAGAATCATAAAATACATCACTATCAATTTCTACATATAGTAACTTAAGATCAATAATTTCTTGATTAATACCAGATACAGTATATTGTTTTAGATCATTTAATAATTCAGTTTTCTTAAAATCGGACAATGCAAATCCATTTTTAGGTTTAATACTAATTAATACCTTTCCAAATTGAGGTGGGTCTAATTCTTCACCACCAATCACAGTTACAGATTCTGTTTCTGGATAAACTGTTTGTACTATAGCTTCATAATCCCTTGCTGTAACAGCACGGTTTTGTGCTGCATACGTTCTAGGTGCAAAGTACTTAACAGATTCAATAGACTCAATGTCGCCCCCTCCAGATGCCTTAGAAACGGTAGTTACGTTTACTGTACTAGTAGAATTAACTATAGAATCTATACTATCTGTAGTAGTTCCAGAATAAGAAAATACAGAAGGTCCATTACCAGCAGAACCTTGAGTTGTAATGTAACTTACTTGAATAACATCACCATTTTCTAATTTTTTACCAATAATTCCATCACCAAACAATAATTCATATCTTTCATCGGCAATTTCTTGTAAAAGATAGATTTCAGAAGCACCATCAACCTTTACAATATTACTAATTTGCTTATATTCACGAGTACCAACTTTTACTACAAGTGTACTAGTATCAATATCAGCATTATTAAGAATAAATCTCTGATTTGTTGAAGTATCAACTGTAAATTGCTTTGTCAAGTAAATTCCTTGAAAAACATCTACATTTTCAAAGGATGCAACGTTACTTACGATGTTTGTAGTAATATCTTCAGGTACAGAATAGGTATATGTAGTGTTATCAACACCTCCAACGCACACTAAACCTGCTTTAAGTATTAATTGTCCCTCTGCAGCACTTGTTCCAATAGAAAATGACACAGTTGCCTTAGCAGAACTCTTAGAACGTGGTACATAACCTATATTTCTTGCTAAAGAAACCACATTTTCCCTTAAAGTTGCCGAATCCAAGAAGGATTCATTAACAATCATGTTGGAATTAAATGCCGTTATGTACGTATTATAGGCAAGTGTATCAATTAGTACAGAAAAATTAGATCCTTCAAAGTCAAAATCCGTAAAACTGGTATTAGCACGGAGATAATCCTTTATAGAGGTCTTTATCTGATCAAAATCTAGATTTGTAAACTTAGTGAAAGGCATATTATCGTGTTGCTTCTAGTATGTAAGTGAATTTTTGTGGTGAGATGTCTTGTCCAATGATAGTAAATGAAACATTTATCTCAAAACTGTTGTCATTTGCTTTTGGAACTACAACAACTTTAACATTTTCTACCCTTGGTTCATAATTATCAATTGCAATTTTAATTTGTTCTTCTAAAATTGAGGAAGTACCAAAGTCTACAAATTCAAATAGACTAGTTTTTACCTCAGAACCAAGATAAGGATTAAAAAATCTCTCACTTGGCATTGTTTGGATCAAATTACGAATAGATCTCTTAATTGCGTCCTCATTTTTGAGCACAAGAATATCATTAGTAACAGGATGCCTATCAAATGATAGACTAACGTCCTTAAATGCTCTTGATATTCTCTGGACTGCCATTTATAAACAAGATTTTTTTATATTTATACTATTATTTGGATTCTTTTAAACTTTGTTTGTTAGAAGGTATGTCATCATGCATAATTTCTTGTATTATTTGTGGATCTGATGCATTTTCTTCGTTATTTTCAGAGGTTTCCCACATTTTTTTAACGTTGGAATTATCCATGTACTTAAAAGGATTCAAAAAACTATTTATTTGCATTAAAAAAGCGTCTATCGAGACGCTTTTGGAAATTTTTAGTTATTTGCCTTGCCCTCGGTACTTTTTTCGAGCCGAGTTACGGGATGTTGCACTATATTTTGAGTGTTTTCCGTTCCCTTGACGAGACTTTTTCGGGGTTGCCTCAACAAATTGGGTTCCTAGAACGGAACTCTTAATTTTTGCCATTTTCCTCCTTGGTAATTTTCTTAGTGACCTTTTTAATAGTATCTGAGGGCAGTAATGCAGCAATTACTAGACCTAAAAGTGCCGAAATTAGCACTTTAGTGGATAATAACTGTAGTATAAAGATAATCAGAGCACTTACTCCAAATACCTGCCATTTTTCTTTAATGTAATCAACTACCTTCTGGGTAGTTAATCCTGACTTAGAAGCCATTATTCATGTTCCTCAATAATTTCAGTGTTTATATCGCTTGGATGGGGAATTCCTGTTTCATAGAACTCCGATGCGAGATCTTCCATAGTATCAAAGTATTCTTCTTCTGTAAGTTTTGAGTATATGACTTCACCCTTACAGAAAATGTTATACTTATGAGCCATCTTAGATCACTCTCGTTTTCTCGTGACCAACTCTAACACGAGGATCGCACCATATCTCGAAACCTGCTTCCTTCGCATCTAAACAGAATGATACGTCTTCTCCACACATATCCTGTACTTCACCAGATTCAAATACTTGCATCTGTGGAGCAAACCAGGGATACTTCATCTCTTCGTGTTCAAATACACCATTTTTAATGAGTAACCATCCAAAACCTGTATAATCACAAGTAAAAGGTTTTCTACGCTTACTCATACTCTCTAATGTTTCATGATTCATGACTCCACCATTCTTACGGAAGTCATCCTCTTCTAACCAGTGAGCAATCGATGTAGTTTGACCATCTTCTGTACAATACCAACCTGCTGCAAGATCTTTATCCATTAGAACAAGTTGCCAAAACTTTTCAGAGTTAAAAACAATATCACTATCAATCCATAATTGCCAATCATATTTTAATTGACCATCCCAAGGTTTCTGATCTGGACCTCTTAATACATTAGCACCTAAACATTTGCATCTTGCAAAGTTTACCATAGATGAATAATCTTGAGATATTTGTATACTTGCACCTGCTTGTACTAAATCAAAACATAGTTGTACAAAACTTTTCAGATATGCATATGATACTCCTCTACCTGGAAGACAAAATACTATGGCTTTTCCTCTAACCATTTCTTTTGCTAGATCATAATCCCATTCCGCTTCTTTAGTTACAGTAGGTTTCTTTGCTTTAACGGTAAATCCTTTAGCCATAATTTGTAGTTTCCTTCAACACAATTATATCAGATTATATAGTAACTGTCAATATGATGAATCAATATATTTTTCGTTCGGTTCTTCCACCACCTCTGAATAAGTTAAGTCTTCTGTAAAGTATGATTTGTATATCCTTCTCCATATAATATTAAACTCCCATTCAGTTAAATCCTTAAACAAACACTCTTGTTGTAAGTAGATATGATAGGTTTTCATTCTTCCTTTTCTGTTAGAAGTATTATATCATCTTCAAGGGCGAAATTCAACTCTGTTCCTTCATACCATCCTTGTTCATTGAGGATCCATTCAGGTATAACAGTATAGTATTCACCAGTTACAGGATCGACCTCTATGGAGGTAAAATTTTCTGCGGGATTTTTTTTCATATCGGAGAAATATTTTTTTCCTTTCAAAAATTATATAGTGCGAAAAAAATTTTGACTTTGATTGTAATTTATAGATCGCTTCCGTAACACTTTATAGCTTAGGGGTTCCTTTCGTTTTATATACGGGGGGCATAAAAAAACGGGGCATCACGCCCCGCACTGTCAAATCACGAACTAATGAGGTGTCACCCGATGATGTAACCACCCCGTCCCTGTGCCTTACGGTCTGCTATCAGCATTTCCCGATAGCGTTGTTGAACCTCAAAGAGATTGTCGACCATTTGCTTTCCTAAACCACCCGCCTTTGTGAATGTCATCCCACCGCCTGAAGATGCTCTTAAGGCATGTCCCCGTGAGTTGAAGTCTGTTGAACGGGTTGACCCGATTGCTTTGTGACGTGCCATTTGGGAATTAATGTCGTTTACTCTATTATTATAAAGGATGGGGTCAGCGAATGACCCCTACTGTGTGCAGTTTATGTTGTGGCACACCATTTTGTATTATTGAAATTGGCATGAGAGAATGTCTGACGGTAGATCAATTTCCACGAACCTGCGTCAGAGTGCATCACATAACCCTCCGCATCTATCAGGTCGTTACCGATATATGCCTCAGGTCCCCAACGGTGGCGACATTGTGATAGGGCACACTCTTTAATTTCCTTAACCAGTTTCCAGAGTCTGACCAGTTGGTAATTTGCGAACTCTTCGGGAACCACTTCGTCACCGTCTCTGATATACGCATTAAGGTCCTGCTTAAGTTGCTTCGCTCCCTTAGCGTCCTCAAACTCAACAAGTCCTGCCATGATCCGTGCGAACTTACATAGGTCACCCAACTCAAAAGAGTCTTCAAAATATTCAAAACTGCCAGAGTGAACACCCGCACCAGGTTGGACAAATTTGCAACACTCCGTCCCTTCCATCTCATCCATAAGGGGGATAGCGATTGTATCACGAAGGTCATCTCCTGCAATATATTCTGTATG